GTGAAGTGTACCCACTACCTTCAACATCACCGCCCTGTACGGCAGACAGGTTTCCAGAGAAACTATATCCCTGAGAGAATAACTGCCTAGCCATACCATCAAAGTCGTTGCTCCCACTAGCAACAAGATAATTAGAAGCGGGGTCCACCGAGAAGTATAATCTAAACGGTCCAAAGTTTTTAGCCGAAGACTGTCCAAACGGGTGAATGGTGTTAACACCGTAGTAATCTAAAATAGAGAGAGACGATGTGTCTGGCGTAGTACTAGGTGCTCCACTCACAGTATTACCCCACACACCCGAAGGCCCGAAGTATCCCGAATCAGCAGGATAAAGTCCAGACACCGAAACGTTAGATGCCTTCAGTAAGGAATTATCTGCAATGTTCCAAATAAACAACCTGGAGCACGCAGGGCCTGGGAGAGGAGCATCACCTTGGTAATCGTAGACAGCAGCAGAGCAGTTAGTCCAACCAGCAGGGAAGTGAACATTATTCACATGCACCAAACTATCTTCAATGGCTCTGACGCACATACCGCCCGTGGTCACACTGCTGAACTCCCCTGTTGTATCGAAAAGATATTGGTAGTCCTTAGACGGTATATTGGTTTCTGCATCAAAGGCCCAATTATTACCAGGAGTTATTGTTGCCCACGAAGCACCAGCAGGGTCAATCACCGCGTTAGGGTAGAACTGAACATAACCTGCACTAGTGTAGAGAGGATCGCCAGTGTAGTCATAAGTGGCAAGTAACGCCCCACCTAAAGTGCCGCGAGCCCAATTATCAGTCTTGTCTCCAAGATCATGCATGTAGATATTAGAGTTCTTATTAGCAACTAAGCAGGCTCTAGTCGAATGCAACTCGACCATCGTGTGGTTACCAGGGTCAGAAAGGTTAAACGAAGAAACCAGAAGTTGACCGTTCTCGCTCTCCAAAGGAGACATGTATAAGTTAGAGTTATTGTCAACTAAGAAGTTGACGCCAACTTGATACGATGCAGTTGGTCCTTGAACCTTAATCGTAGAGTTATTGTTTGCGTAGATGCCTGCGGTATGCAGTTGATCGTCTCTGTCAGTTGGACCCTGCATTACGGTAGCATAATTAACAGACCCTCTTAAAGTTACGGTAGACTCATTATCGGCCCTCGCAAAAAGACCATACACACCGTCAATCAAAGAGCTAGCGGGTAAGTGACTGTAATCTGTATGAACGTGTATAAGGTCTAACTCCGAGCCATTCTTCGCTAAGAAAGCTGGAGTAATGCCAGACGACTCCTCTTCTGAAATGCCGAAGATACCAGAGGTGTATATTGTCTGGTAAAGGTCTTGGGTAGAGCTAGTAAGTAACGGTTTTATCGTAGAATTATCCGCTTCGATAGCCTTTCCATTTTGTATAAATCCTAACTGACCTTCCTTGAATGTTTCAGGACCAATGCTCTTAAGAGTGCCGAGGAGGTGCCCAGCATACAAGTCTTTATTGTAAACCAAATCAGAGTTCTTCATTCTCAAACCCGTAGATTGGTTGTATCGAGTATTTAAGGTATCAACCTTCAACTTAGAGTTAACAGCATCTAAGCCAAAGTAGTTACCATCAAGAAGAAGTCTACCGCTGTAATCTAAGATACTATTCTCAAGCTTAATACCAGCTTCAGTGTTAAGCTCTGAGAACAATTGCATAGCATCATACCATCTATTATCCCCAGCAACGGTTAAACCATTAAGCTCAGTTCTCCCACCCGTAATTAAAGAGTTGACAGCATGTATACCTATATCATTCCTAGAGAAGCAAGTCATAGCTTCCATAGAAGGAATTGGTATAGAGCTAACTAAACCACCAAAGGTGTTAATAGGACCATAACCCGCATAGTTGGCCACATCACTAGAAGCTTGGAGAGACTTTTCTATATCTCTATCATAGGTAGACTTGAAATTAATCTTAGAATCTTCTGCGTATATCCCTGCTCCGTAAGAGCTTTGAGTATCGTATGCTAATCTCTTCTCTGCGAAAGGAACTCCAGTTCTTAAAGAGTTTATAACTTCATAGTTTCTAAAAGCTACAATGCCTCTAAGTATATCTACTTCCGAATTCTTAGCGTATAATCCAGCTTTGTTACAACGAGAAACTGAGCACCTTTCTAAATTTACTTTAGAGTTTTGTATCTCTATACCTCGATCTACAGCATTCTGACCGTCAACGTTAAAGTTTCTAATGTATAGAGGCCCATTGCAGTTGTTTACCTTAATGTATTCTAAACTATTAAAGTAAGAAAAAGACATGGAAGCGGCACTAGGACTGTTTAAAGTTTCAGCACTACCCCAAGCTATCTCAGAATCAGTCAAAAAGTTTTGAGTGCTTACATCATATGTCGAATCGAAATTGGTTTTATCGTAGGGGTCGAATATAAATTTCATTGTTGAACTAAAGTTCGAACCACCAAGATCCCAAGGATCAGAGGCACTACTTAAAGACGCTGTGAGTCTATCACCACGAGCGTCATGCACTCTCTTAGTAAAGACGTATGGATTTCTAAACCTAGTATCAAAAGGCCAATCTGAAGCATTTACTCCAGAAGCCAAACGAATTGTACTACCATCATCTCTCTTAGTAAACATGTATGAGTATGCATGATCTGCCCCAGGGAACGGAGTTATATTATTATTCACATAGAAAGATGTCGGTGCAAGTCCCGCCAAAATAATAGCCGACGCAAGCCCATAATCTGTAAACGCAGAGTCGTATATCGCTTTCGTGTAGTGGTCAGCGGTGGAAGACAAAGTTAACGGAAGAGCAAAAGCACTGTTCCTGTTAATAATCTCCAATGCACCGTTAGGTCCAAAAGCTTTGTTAGAAAGATTAAGACCTCCTAAGTTTCCAAAGCTAGCAACTTCGACAAGTATGGGACAATTGATAACCTCAGGGAGGGCATTGATGCAAGCACTTAACGTAGTGAACACTAAAGGGTTACAAGTATCTGTAGCATCCGCCGAGACAATGAACGACATACCCGTAAGGGCCGAGGTGGGATGACCCAGCTTCTCCCAAAGAAGGTGAGTCCTCTCGTCTAAGTCGTGAAGAGGTAAGTTATCTTGCTCCCAATTGTAAAAAGAGCTAGCATCATACTTAGTAACCTTATCAGTCCAGCAGACTAAAAGGTTGTTGGATCCACCTGAAACATATACGTCACTTGGGTTTAACATATTATCCGAATGATATTGTCCACCTAAACACTAGACCGAAATCCGATGTTTTTCTAATGTCACTGAAGTATCTGTAAGCTGCAAGAACAGAAGTTTCAGTAGCACTTGCTTTTGGATTCTTTATGAACAATCCAATTTCATTTAAATTTGCACTGTTTGGAAGATTGTTGCACGAATCTTCATCAATAAAGATTGTGTACCTAACCGTCCTGTCGTCAACCTTAGTGACCTTACTGAACGGGATTTTAGCAAACCACTCACCTGTGGTTGTGGCTGTGTCATTAGCCCATCGGTAACCTGACACAACTTCAAGGTTACTATCTCCGGTACCTACGTAATCATTTAACGAGCTAATCGCGCCTGAAAGATCCGTCGTACTGCTAACTTGAAGTTCCGAGCCGCCACTAACACCAAGCTTAAATCTATCAATCTGATAGTCTGTGATTGTTTCCGACCCAACCTTACCATAAAGGTGAGCTAACGCCCAACCAAAGCCAGACACAATGACGTTATCTTCGTCATACACAAGCTCTTCCTGACCATCAACGACCTTGTGAACCGTTAAGTGTCCTTTTATACCTAATTGACTTGTCAGTGATTTAATCATTTGAAATCGAAAGTTAACTTTAATGTTACAATATTACTGTTCAATCCATTTTGAAAACCTGAAATATTAGCAGCAGGCAAATCTATATGCCATAAAGGATCTTCCAATAATGTAGATTTAGCTACTAGCTTATACTTTCTGTTATTATTTAGAGCATCCCAAGTATAAGGTGGAGTTAAGCCATTAACTAACATATCCTTTAGATCCAGACAATAAACACCTATATGCTTTACACCACCGAAAGCAGCTAAGGATGCAGCGTCACCCGCTTGAAGTGCAGTTTGAACAATAAGACCCGCAGTGGATGGGGAGAAATTAGAACTAGATACTAGTAGTGATCCGTTAGCATAATCAAAGGGACTAATATTTTCATTAACTGATGATGGGCTAATTGTTAAGTAGCCATTCTTGTCCATCAAAAGCTCTCTATTAAAATAACTTGCTATAGTTGAACTAAAGAGATAAGATTCATTCTTATCATAAAAGTTATACTTGTAAGCTGCTAACGTTCCAGACGGAACAAACCCTCCCACCTTATTCCATATTGAACTCAGCAAAGGATCAACAGCCGCATTAGCGTAGTGTCCTAAATCAGGAAGGCTGCTTGCATACTGAAAGCTGGATAAATTTGTGGATGACGTAGACGCTCTCTCTAGGCGAGTATCCGTAATTGATGGGTAGTTAGGAACTGAATTATATGTGGAAGAATATTGAACATAAACAGAACTGATGATATAAGAAGATGTCTGATAATCAGATCCTAAGTTAATTACAGTAAGAATACCTTGATCATATGCGCTAGCTCCTGAAGCCGGATCACCATCTACATACTCTACACTAGAAACCCCATGAGCATGTTTAGTGAACCCATCTGCATCTTTCCCAAAAGTTACCGCTTGAAAAGTGTAGTTTGATGTATCAAGAATTGAACTAACTGACGGCAGGCCAGCAAAAGCTGGGTTCACCGTCATAGCATCAGTCAATACTTCTCCAAACCCTTGAGTAAACATTATATTGGAATTTCCACTTCCGTCTTATACACTAAGAAAGTAGGAACAGCGTATGTAGTGCCTAACATAACATCAGACAATCTGTAATCAATTCTAGAACCACCCTCAGATTCCATTATAGTCTCTGTCCTATTCTTGTCCCGGCTGGCATATGCAGTAGCAGCATTCTTACCAGCTAAGTTGTTGAAGTGTTTAAAGACATCAAACAGATCTTGTTTTGTAAGCTGAACTCGATACTCTAGACAACCTTTCTTAAGATCATCCAAGACACACAGAGGATCATTAAGTGTTCCTGCTGCAAAGATTTCAGACAACTTCTTCATGGTTAAGTCTTGAACTTCAAGCTTCTCAACTAACATGAATTGATCTTGCTGGTTAGATGGCAACATGAATACCTCAATCACATAGTTTTGATCTAATCTGTGTAATTGATTGTAGTCTTTCTGATAACTAATAGGCAGCAGAATATCTCTGTTGCGAGTGTTGAAAGTAACCTCGAACTTGTCTAAGTCTTCTACCCCTAATCCAATTACTGGCGAGTTTCTAAGTGAAGAGACCTTATCTAAACAAGCGTAACTTGTCGAACTGCTGGTTGATTGTGGGTCGTTAGCTCTAGTAATACTATTCGTTACGTGCGAATACTTAGAGAACATATCGGATCTACTAATAAGCTGACTATGCTGCACCCACTTACCATCCTTGGTGTAGCTCCACATGCTGTTGTTTTCAGGTTTAGTATGTATCCAGATGCCATAAGCTCTACCACCTAAAGTTAACCCAGAGTCTTTACTAATAATGCTCTGTAGATTTACTTTAAACTCATGTTCTGGGGATAAGAAGTTACTAGAAACTGGATGCTCAACGCCTGCCGCATACTTTGAGATATCGAACCTCATTCTAGTAGCGCCATTACCGGACCTCATTAAAACTAAAGTATTGTCGAATAGGAACGGATCTTCGTAGGAAGCTCTCTCAGAGCCTGGGACCTTGAGGATAGAGAACGAGCTATTGAGATTAGTTCCTGACGTTAGAACAAGCTCCAGAGCCTCTACAATACCAGAGGAGACTCTCTCAGGAGTATCCAGATACATGCTCGATGCGTCTGAAGCAGCGAACGATCCAATCCCTGTAAAAGGAGCACTCGTAACACTTATCTTCGCAGGGTCGGCAAAAGAGGAAGCAACAAGACTAGTCACACTTCCCAACTTCTCAAAGTCGTGATTGTAAAGAAGAGGACCAAACGTGTGCGAGAATAAGTTAGCACCATCCTGCTTCTGAATGTCGGGACTCAACCTATGCCATTGAAAGTTGTCTTTGTAAATGTTAAAAAGTCTATGCAGATCTCTACCAAATTCAAAATTGTAAAAATCGTCAACGGACTCTGGGAATGTGTATCCTGCGCTGCTATCATTTGTAGCCTTCGAAGTGTAAGACCTGTAGTCCCCATTAATAAGAGCTTGAGTTCTTAAAATCTCCGCAAGTATTCCTGGCTTCAAGGCAGGGTCTGTGTCAGTACTTCCAAAGTCGTATAAGAGGTCTTCCAAGTAATTTTCCAAAGAAGAGAACGATCCGCTAAACTCTATAAAAGAGCGTAAGTATTTTCCGTTTTCGGAGATCCTATGAATTGCTGCATAGATGCCTGGAAGCTGGCCTCTGTCAGTTGTCCTATCCGTGTTGGCTTGGAAGTTAGCTGATTGCCCTCTTATGTTTTGAGTGTTGCTAACATCATATTCGTAGTAAGTGTTGTTAGAGTTTAAACCCTCACACTGAGACCATATATCTGGAAGATTCAAGTAACTACTGACGGGTGTGTATGTGAGCGAGCTAGGAATCAAACCTAACGGAATGCCACTAAGGCCGGAAGCCATGTCGAAGCCCACAGGCATGTTAAATCCTGTCCTGTCGTAATACCCATTGAATGGCATTACCTTTTCATAAGATCTTCTTCTGGCGGTATTTCTAGGGACGGCACCAAGGTCAGTCGCAGCTAATATCTCAGGAGAAACCAAGGACTGCGTAGCAGATCTTCCGACAACATTACCTCCAGTATTTATACCTCTCTTATAAGTGTCGAAGTGAATACCCGAAGCAAAGGTGTTCTTACCAGCACCCGCCACTATCTCTTCCCTGTCCAGGTAGACATAAGGTATTGCACTTGCCTCAAAGCCGAAGCTATCAGCATCTCCTGAAACCTCTAAAGTGAATATAGGTATAGAGTGAGCAGGAGCATTCTCCCTAACCGCTTTAGCTACAACAGTTATAGCATCTTGAGAATCCGTATCATTGTATCCTTCTTTAGTGAAATCGAATTCTGAGGCGTTAAGTAAAAGTTTGAAGTGAGAAGATTTACCAGACCACAAAGAAGCGTAATCAAATCGGTTATCACTTAAGTTCTTTATGAGATTATCCAGGTTTGGAGGCTCATTGTAGCCCGACGTAAATAACAGCCACGACCCCGCTCTAGGCTCCTCATCGGCAGCAATAGAATTAGTTGTAAGGTATGAGCTTACTTGTAAAGCAAATTCCTGCCTAACACCAAAGCACACGAGCTTATCTGCAATAAACTGAATCATAGGCTGATTCAGTTCTGTATTAACGTAGTAAGGATATTCTTCAAAAGGAGGGATTCTGTAGTCTCTACCTCTATAGTTGAAGAGAGTATTCTCTGCTTCAATCCACGCATTGATAGGGAAACTATCAGGAAACTCTCGTAAGGTTTCAAATATAATCCTATCAACAGCCAGTCTAATATTTGTATCCATACTAGAAGTAGAGTAGGTGTCTACTTCCAAACCCCTAGCTACATCTCTAGTCCAATCAGTGTAGCTCTTGAAATACTTGGACTCAGTAGCTAAAGAGTAATAAATCAAGTAAGGGACATACGACTCCCACAGTTCAGTAATTTTACTTTTTATAGGGAATTTATTTTTAGGAAAGACAGAATCCACTGTCGCTTGAATAGCCCCCTTTGTACCTGCCCTTTTGTATATATCAACAGCGTTCCTTAATTGCAGTCTCCACTTATTAGGATCATTGCTGTAGAGATCCCAACCAATCAACTGAGCTATGAGAGGGAGATACTCATCAGGGCACTCTTCAATATCATACATTGTAGAGATTTGTTCGGTCTGATTGTTGATATCAAAAGCAAATAAAGATAGAGCCCTGATCAATCTGGCGAAAGGCCCACTCTCAATTTTGTTAGAAGACTTTAACGAGTTATCAATGTAAATTTCAAACTTATCTCTTACCTTGAAATCAGACCTATCCGCATATAAAGGAGAGTAAATAACGTCAATCCAAGTCTTTAAATTATCTAACTGTTGCGTGCCGCTAAGGTCAGCCCTAGCGCCACTTGCGAATAAGGAAGAAGGGTAATAGGATATAAATCCATTTCTCCACAAATGCTCAGATAAGCCTTTGATCCCGTCGTTTATTTTAATAGTCTCACCTTTAAACAACTGATCAAGAATCATACTCCTAACATACGCAGAAGGAGAATAGCTAGACCCAGATGTGTTAAGGAAATACATCCAAGAGATCTTATTTATCAGGTGGTTGTGAATGTCTGAAGCATTGCCAATACTAGAGAAGTATGCAGTGTCTGGATTGTTTAAGGTAATTGAAGATAAGAGTGTCGAATCGACAAACTCTTCAAACTCAGATGAAAGCTCAAAGTCCCTAAATCTTTTTCCAAAGTAAACAAGAACATCCCTCTCAAACTCCTTAGGTCCAATGGTTGTTAATTCATTTTGCTTGATAAAGAAAGGGGCTATTCCTTGTAAAGAATCTATATTGCTGTAAGGAGTTCCGGGTACAGCACTTACATAAATAATTGAAGAGATATTAGAAGCAACATCCAGGTGAGAGTTTATAATCAAATCAACTGGATCTTCAGCCTTCTCGGTCTCAGCCAAATCATCATCATATAAGTATGCCGGGAGAATATACTTAATAGCCTCATGATACGTAGGCTTGAAGAAGTTTTGATTTCTTAAATATTTCTTTCCTGACATTAGACGTATTGAGTTTTGATAATTAAGTTGTTGAGTTGAGTTATCTCATTGAACCCTACATTTATTGTTGAATCCACATTATCGACAGTCGCATACCTAACACTACCAACATCCTCAAGTAACACCCTAACTAAATCTTGAGGAACAAAAGGTTCCGAGAAATCGGTGTTGTCTATATTCATGTAGCCCTCGACGGATGTTCTCGCCTGTTGAATTATTGCAGGCTCGTCTCTCCTAGACCTATTGTCTAAGGTTATTGTCACATATAAATCTAGAGTTCTAATCAGACCGTCAACAACTACAACTTCGTCAGTAAGCATCTTCTTATCTTCAATCGCCTCTAACAACTGACGCTTGTATTCTTTAGTAGCTCTTCTTAATTGATTATCAGAAGCACGTTCAAGAACAAACAAGTCAATGATATTAGCAGAAGAGAATGCCCTACGTACCACCGCTGTCGCTTTTCCAGTCGAGCCATAATTTGATGCAAAACTGTTTGCAAAGGACTTAAAGTCGGACAACGTAACTAATCTGTTTTGGCTTCTGAATATAAGCGGAGCATATCTTTTTGCTTGTGCTACGGACTCAGCATCCCTTCCTCCAGTTGCAAGACTAGAGTTTTCAACGGAAGCATCTGCAATGGTCTCACTCAATACAGAATCCTGAGAAGTAATACTTATCCTACTATTAATTACACCCTCTGCTATATTGCCACGACTACCCCCACCAACTCTATATGTGACAGTGTAATTATCTCCAAAGGAAGGAGAAGTTCCAATCGAATCATCTCCAAACAATATAGAAGCCTTAAAGTCCTTATCAGTGGTAACCTGGAAGATTTTATCAGTGGCACCAGAAGCGAAGTAGATATTGTCTTCCTCCTTGTAAA